CTGAGTTCTGTAGAAAAGTTCAAATACCTTTTAGAGTATATCTCTTCTCAGATTCAGTTAAAAAAGATGGCGACTATTCAAGTGGTGAAGGTAAACTAGTTGAAATACTTTCTAATGAACAATCATCTAGACAGTATAATGAGATGTTTGCATATCTTAGTTCAATACTAGTTTCTAGAATACACGAAGTTATCACATACACTTGGAGAAAAAACGAAGCAGATTTGATTAAAGAATACGATAGAATTTTTGGCCAAGTTCAAACTTGGGACAAAGATGCATACTACAATGATAGAGATGTTCACAACACCCACATGTATCCTAGTAATTTCAGATTGGGTGGTACACCTCTTGACGAATGTTTGACCGCAATGAGAAAATTCATACCAGAATTTAATCACAAGTATCAAATTGAGAAATCTATCTTGACTGTAATCACTGATGGTTATAGTCATAGTTCAAGATTCTTTGATGGCGGCGATGAAGAAAGAGCAGATGAAACTGCTCAAATGGGTAAAGAAGATGACGGTGAGTACCGTTCAAGATGGAGAAAGAAAAGATTTTTCTTAGACCCATACATTAATAAGAGTTACATTTTTGAAGACAATAATAGTAACTACTACAACCACAACGATTTTGAAAGAACTCAAAATATTTTAGAGTGGTTATCAGATACTTGCAATGTCACAATCACAGGATACTTTGTGTTTTCTAAGAAAAATGAATTTAGACAAACTGCATACCAATTATTGGGAGATTCAGCATATCATTCAATCGATGAAATGTGGAAAGATATGAAGAAGGCAGGACATGTAGTTACAGTCAAAGGTTATAATAAATTGTTCTTAACTTCCGCAACTACTCTTGGCACATCAGGCGAAGATGAACTTGACGATGAATACATCGGTGCTAATAAGAATAGAGTAATGGCCGCCTTCAAAAGAAATCAAAAAGGTAAAACTACTTCAAGATTTTTAACAAATGAATTTATAAAGGAGATTGCATAATGGCGATAAAAATGGAAGAGGTTCGATACATTGAATCCGTTAATGTGAATAAGTTTCAAGAGGCGATAGTCAGTGTTGGCAAAGGACCTTGTGTTAAATTTGATTGTCCAAGACAAGCTCTTTGTGCTGAAGAAGAGGTTGAATGTAAGGCTTTTAGATTTTGGGTGAATAATAATGCATACAATACAATGAGAAAGGGTAAGAAGACTTCTATCGTGATTGATATACAGAGATTACTTAAGGACATGGAATGAAACAGGCAGAGAAAGGAAAACAAGGAGAACTATTATGTGCCAACATCTTGGCGAGTGGTGGTTGGCTTTGTTTCTTTCCAGAAAATAAGTTTGCCTCACAAGCAGACATTAAGGCAGTTCATTGTGTCAGTGATGAAGAGTTAAGAATTGAAGTTAAGACACAAACACCTTATGCATTTAAGAAGATGTTATCATACCCATGGTCACCTGCTCAGTTAAAGAAAATTGATAAGGTTGATGAGATATGGTTTGTTTGCACTGTTGATAATAAATCAAGGTCAGACATTAGAGAAAAAACTAAACAGTGGGAAGGACATGTATACAAAGTCACTTCTCAAGAAATGAAAGATTACATTAAAAGAAATGAAAAGAATTCTAGTATCTTTAAATTTGATGAAAAAACTGGACTACTTTGGTTCAACTATCCAATCGATAGAATGGAAAAGATTGGCGAAGTAGATGCATCATCATTAAGAAATGATGGCACGACTGCATACACCAGTTATGATTCAAAGAAAGGACAGATGAAATTATGAGCGAAAGGGTTGACAATAGGCCACACTTTTTAGTAAGCTGGATACATGATGAGATATACAACGGAGACAAATTATGAGTAAATGGACATATGACCCAACTGAGTCAATCGACATCGGCGGTTCAAACTTCCACATGACGCCTGATAGAAAAGAATTTATCACGGCACTTAAATCGAAATACCCTAATCAACTACAGTTCACTAAAGAACAATTTGATTCATTAGGACATTTCCCATACTGGTTGAAATCAAACAGGTACAATTTTAAAGATGGTGCTGTTTTCAATCTTCAACCGATTCTCGCAGTCGACCATAACGGCACAACTGTTGCAGTTCAGAAACCTGCACCATTAAAAGTTGCAACTGTTCCTCAACCACAAGTTGTGAACATGCCTGTTGCTGCTGCTACTGCTTCAGTCAATCTGATTGACGATAATGTAAAAATTATTCCTGAGAAAATGATTAACTATGTTCCATTTGGACATGCTAAAGATGTCAAAAACATCTTAAAAACTAAAATTTTCTTTCCTGTTTTCGTGACAGGTCTTTCAGGAAATGGTAAAACTCTTATGATTGAACAAACATGTGCTCAATTAAAAAGAGAATTGTTCAGAGTGAACATTACCATTGAAACTGATGAAGATGATTTAATGGGTGGGCATACTCTTCAAAATGGTAACATTATCTTTAGAGAAGGTCCTGTTATCAAGGCGATGAGGAAAGGCGCTGTCTTACTTCTAGATGAAGTTGACTTAGGGTCTAATAAAATGATGTGCTTACAATCAGTTCTTGAAGGCAAAGGATACTTAATCAAAAAGACTGGTGAATGGGTAACACCAACACCTGGGTTTACAGTCGTTGCGACTGCAAACACCAAGGGTCAAGGTTCAGAAGATGGCAAGTTCATAGGGACTCAAATCATGAATGAAGCGATGCTTGAAAGATTTGCAATTACTATGCAACAAGAATATCCTCCAGTAACTACTGAAAGAAACATTCTTAAAAAAGAAATGGCTTTGAGTGGCGAAGTTGATGAAGAGTTCTGCAAAAAACTTGTAGATTGGGCTGACATAATCAGAAAAACTTATTACGAAGGTGCCATTGATGATGTGATAACAACTCGAAGACTTGTCCACATCGTAAACGCTTACAGAATGTTTAACGACAAATTGAAGTCCATTAAATTGTGTATCTCTAGATTCGATGAAGAAACTAGACTTGCTGTTCTTGACCTCTACACCAAAGTTGATGAAGGAGTTAATCTTTATGAAGATGAAAACCCCATTGACGATCCAGAGGTAGAAGAGTATAATGGACCAGATGAGTAAGATAGACTACAAATATAATGAAAGGGAACTCTTAAAGGAGTTCTCTTCTTATGTAGACAAGACTTATGAACAACATTACTCAAAAGAAAGATTTCAGGCCACTGAGTTCATCATGGATGGTGGTCATGGAGAAGGATTTTGTATTGGGAATATTTTGAAATATGCCCAAAGATACGGAAAGAAGGACGGTTATAATCGTGCCGACCTCTTGAAAGTAATTCATTATGGATTTCTTGCCTTATATAATCACGATACATTTAAGGAGACTGAAAGTGAAAATTTCAAGTGAAACTCAGGCGATATTAAAGAACTTCGCCACAATTAATTCGGGTATCAAAGTTGGTCAAGGTAATCAACTTAAGACGATATCTAATATGAAAAACATTCTTGCTGTCGCAAATGTTCCAGAAACATTTACACAAGAATTTAATATATACAATCTAGTAGAATTTCTAGGTGCAATAAGTTTAACGGAGAATCCAGACTTCAATTTCAATGAGAGTTCATTGACTATTGCTGATGCTGATACATCTCTAACTTATTTCTATGCATCTGAGGGTATGGTAACTACAGTAGACAAGATGATTACAATGCCAGACTCAGAAATCAATATAGATTTATCATCAACATTACTAACTGAATTACAGAAGGCTGCTTCAATTCTAGGTGTTAATGATTTGATTATGACATCTGATGGTACCAAAATCAACATGCAAGTCACCGACAAGAAGAATCCAACCTCTAATACATTCTCTAGAATTGTAGGAGAAGGAAATGGTTCTACTTTCACAATGAACTTCAAGATTGAGAACTTGAAAGTTTTAGATGGCAACTACTCAGTTGCAGTATCTTCTAAAGGGATATCTCATTTCAAAAATAAAGATGTCGATTTAGAGTATTTTATTGCGTTAGAACCTGATAGTTCTTACAGCGCCTAACATAAATATGTTATATACAATGTGTGAAATAAGCGCCAGTCTCCGCTCTTTTCATGGGAGTATTAGAGTCTCATCATCTTGGTCTAATACACGAACACTCGGTGGGGTTTGTTCATCTTAAAGTCATGACTCAAAGAGAATTTTTATATGTAGAGAAGTATCGTCCTCAATCAATCGAGAACACAATTTTACCCAATGGGGTGAAGAAAACCTTTACAGAATTTGTTTCCAATCAAGAAATACCCAATCTGTTATTGTGTGGAACGGCAGGTACAGGCAAAACAACGGTCGCTAAGGCGTTGTGTGGCGAGTTAGGAGCTGATTTTATTGTCATCAATGGCAGTGATGAGGGCCGACTTATCGAGACCTTAAGAACAAAAATAAAGAATTTTGCATCCACAGTATCACTTTCTGGTGGTCCTAAAGTAGTTATTTTAGATGAGGCAGATTACATATCTGCTGAATCAGTTCAACCTGCATTGAGAATGTTCATCGAAGAGTTCTCTAGTAATTGCAGATTCATATTTACATGTAATTATAAAAATAGAATTATACCTGCACTGCATAGTAGATGCACTGTTATAGATTTTGCGATACCTAATAATGAGAAACAAACTCTCGCTATGGGTGCATTAGATAGATTAAAACATATCTGTAAAGAGGAGAGTATTGAGTTTGATGAGAAGGTTCTAGTAGAACTTATTATGAAATTCTTTCCAGATTTCAGACGATGTATCAACGAAGTCCAGAGATATGGTGCGAGTGGTGTAATAGATAGTGGTCTACTAGCGACATTATCAGAAGAAAAACTCACACCTCTTATCGACATGATGGCAGAGAAGAACTGGTCTGGCATGAGGAAATGGGTCGGACAGAATTCAGATAATGACTTCA